GTAACATTGCTGAAAAAATTAAAAATGGTTTCAGTGTTCTCGGAGAAGCCGATCACCCTGATGACCTGCAAGTAAACCTAGACCGTGTTAGCCACATGATTACTAATATGTACATGAACGAAAACAACGGTATTGGTAAGCTAAAAATCCTACCTACACCAATGGGTAACATCGTAAAAACTCTATTAGAGAGTGGTGTTAAGCTAGGTGTTTCCAGTAGGGGATCAGGTAATGTCAATGAATCTGGTGGCGTTACCGATTTTGAAATTGTCACGGTGGACATCGTGGCACAACCTAGTGCTCCAAATGCATATCCAAAAGCAATCTATGAGCGTGTTATGCACGACCGTAGACGCAACGCCTTATTAGATGTTGCAACTGCTGTAAGACATGATACTAAAGCACAAAGATACCTCCAGGAAGAGGTTCTCAGGTTCATCAATAACCTAAAAAAATAAGGGGAACTAGATGAGCACATTAAAAGAACTATTCGGCACTGAGGTTTTATCTGAGGAAGTAACAAGCCAATTACAAGAAGCTTGGGATACTAAAGTCCGTCAACTACACGAAGAAGTCGAAGCAAACCTACGCGAAGAATTCAGTCAACGCTACGAGCATGACAAGGGTTTAATCGTTGAGGCTGCTGACAAACTTATCTCTGAAGCGATTCGTCGTGAACTAGAAGAGTTTGCTCAAGACAAGCGTGAAGTTGTTGAATCCAAAGTAGCATACAAGAAAGCAATGCGCGAACACGCAGAATTGCTTAACCGTTTTGTTATGGAAACAATGGCTAAGGAAATCAAAGAACTTAGAGAAGACCGCGATGCTCAGAAACAGAACTTTGAAAAACTAGAAGAATTTGCGCTTCGCAAGCTTTCTTCCGAATTAAGGGAACTTAAAGAGGACGAAAACAAGCTTGTACAAGCTCGTGTTCAATTAGTTGCTGAGGGCAAACAAGTTATTGCCGAAGCCAAAGCTAAATTCATCAAAGAAGCTGCCGTTAAAGCAGAACAACTTCTAAGTGAAACACTTCGTTCTGAAATCACTCAACTTCGTGAAGACATTCAAGTTAGCCGTGAAAACGCTTTTGGTCGTAAGATCATGGAAGCTTTCGCTGCTGAATTTATGGCCAGCGGTTTTGCCGATGGCACACAAGTTAAGAAATTAAACGATCAGCTAGCTGAGTTAAGCAGTCGTTTAGACGAAACAACTAAAATTGTTGAATCTAAAGATGCTGAAATCGCTCAAGCACAAAAGAAAATTCGCATAGCTGAAGATGCTGTAAAGCGTCAAAGCATTATGCAAGAGTTGGTAGCACCTCTTGGTAAAGAAAAGCGTGGAATTATGGAAGATTTGTTAAAAACAACTCCAACAGAAAGCCTACGCGAATCATATAACAAGTACCTACCAGCAGTTCTCAATGAAACAGCAGTTCAACCAAAAGGTAAGACTGTTATTTCCGAGAGTACAGCATCGCAGACGACTGCGGTGACTGGCGACAAAACTTCTAGTGAGGACGCTGCAACCGCAGACATTATATCACTAAGAAAATTAGCCGGAATTGGAAAGTAATTAAAATAGGAGACTACCATGTCTGAGAAACTTTTCGAAGCCCAAAATTGGACTGCAACTAAAGATGTTCTACTAGAAGGGCTTAATGGCAACAAAAAGGCCGTTATGGAATCTGTGTTAGAAAACACACGCAAGCAAGCATTGTTAGAATCTGCTACAGCAGGTGCTACACAAAGCGGTAATGTAGCCGTACTAAACAAGGTAATTTTACCTGTTATTCGTCGTGTTATGCCAACCGTTATTGCTAACGAAATCGTTGGTGTTCAGCCAATGACTGGCCCAGTTGGCCAAATCCACACATTGCGTGTTCGCTATGCTGAAACAGCCGCTGGCGTTACAGCAGGTCAAGAAGCACTAAGCCCATTCAACATTGCTAAAGCTTATAGCGGCAATGCAAATGCCAGTGCTCCAGCAGCCGACGCAACTGCTACACTAGAAGGTGTACCAGGTAAGAAATTAAGCATTCAAATTCTAAAGCAAACAGTTGAAGCTAAGACACGCAAGATGTCTGCTCGCTGGACATTTGAAGCTGCTCAAGACGCTCAAGCTATGCACGGCTTGGATGTTGAAGCAGAAATCATGGCCGCTTTAGCACAAGAAATTACAGCTGAAATCGATCAAGAATTGTTAAACAGCCTACGCACTCTAGCTGGTGCCGCTACTCACACATTCGCCCAAGACGGTTCTGTTGCTTTCACAGGCACACAGCACTTCGTTGGTGATCAACACGCTGTATTAGCTATCCAAATCAATGATGTTGCTAACCGTATCGCT